TCACGGTAGGTACCGGGGTTCGAATCCCCGTGGGGACGCCAGCAGTTCCCCGCTTTTAACGAGCGGGCCGATGCGGTAGTACAGCACCGCCTCGAAGGTTTCTGGTGACAATTCGATCCGATCTATCAGTTGGTGGATCGCGTCACGCAGCCCGTCCGGGTTGTCGTTCAGATCAGTAAGAATGGTTCGAAGCAGTCGGCGCACCGTGTCCGGCGTGATGTCCGCGCACACTTTCATGGCCGCCCGTTCCGACTCCATCGACGCCAGTTTGACCTCGATGCCGTCGCGCTCCTTCTCCAGCGACTCGATTTGCCGCAGCAATGCCGCCTGTGCCGAGGTCTCGGTCAACAGGTCAGCCAGTTTGTTCGTCTTCTTATCGATCTCTGTCATCCGGCGCTTTAGAGCACCAGGGTCTGCCACGGATTTCTCGCGCTCCTTCGACAGTCGCTGAAAGTGTTCCGCAATGGCTCCGGCGAGGTCATCTGCCTCCAGGGCGCGCATCACTTCTGCAACGACGGAACGATCAACGCTATCGGCCTGTACCCTCGCGCCTTTGCCCAGCCGGTATGCCCCAGAGTCCCCTGTCCATGTTTCGCCAGTCGGCGCATACAGCAAGCCTGCCAGCAGATAGACCCGCTTGGCAGGTGCGCCACCTCCCCGCTTGCGGGTTTCGATGCCCGCCAGGATAAGTTCGGCCTCTTCCTCGGTGATCAGCGCAGTATGTGTTTCCCGTTGTACAACCCAATCCTCGCGCGGCCGTAGCTTCTTGCCACCAACATACCCTCCCTCCTGCCGCTCGGCTGATCTGTTCCAGATCGTGTGACCTGCGTAAACGATCGCGTTACGCTCCATGTCAACCAAACTGGACCCTGGCCAATCCACGCCAGCAATCGTCAGCGCCTGGGACCGCAAGATCCCACGTGCCCGGCATTGGAGGTAGGCGCGAACTTGCATCGCGTCTTCGCCTGGAACAAGCTTTGATTTGGTCACGGGCTCACCGTCTCTGAAGGTACCGGTCTCGACGTGCTGTAGTCGGTACCCGCGAGGTGCCCGTCCACCTGCGCGCCATCCCTGACGAACATTTTCCGCCATTCCGGCGAGTCCCTTGACGCGCGATGTAAGGCTATGCCACTCGTCCATCGCCTGCAAGATCGACTTCAGGAGCATTTCCGTGATCGGGTCCGATTCCGGCAGCGACTTGTAGACGATGCGGATCCCGCGTTTCTTGCATTCGTGTTCTTCGAAGATAATGCCAATCACCCGCCGTCTGGCGATCCGCGACGTGTCGAGCACAAGGATGTGATCCCATTTTCGCCCCTGGGAACGGATGTCAGTGATCAGGGACTGAAACCCTGGTCGATCATCATCCTTGCCGCTCTCGACGGCATCAGCATATTCACCGACGATCGTGAAGCCGCGAGTTTGGGCAAGTTCAGCAAGTGCGCGGCGCTGGGCGTCGATCGAGACGTCTGAACGGTCCTTCGACGATCGCAGGTAGGTCACCGCGTTGGTCACCTCTTGACGGCGCATCATCATCTCCCTCAAAGCCATCAGCAAAGCCATCAGCAAAGCCATCAGCAAAGCCATCAGCAAAGCCAAGTACGGGCGCTGCGTGCGCGTGGTCGAGCAGTAGGCGGGCGATGGCTTCCAGCCCTGCCGCCGATGGTTGCCCAACCGCCCGCACGGTGATCTGCTGTGGTGCCCGTCCCCGACGCTCCGAGGTCATAGCGACCGTACGCTCAGTGCATCAACGCGACCGACAACAGGGGTCGTGGAAGATGCATGGACACTATGAACGCGCTGTTCGGTCCGGGATTCAAGGGCTTTCTGGCGTGCCTGCAGGCGCACCACACCGCGTGCCAGTATCATGGCGATAATACGGATGGGGTTGATAGGCGGGCTGATGCGTGGGTCGATTTTGGCGGTCATGTACGTTTATACCGACCGACGTCGCGGTTTTTCTCAGCCGGTCTGACGGGTCACGCTTGCCGCGGCGGCGACGGACCACTTGGACACAACGTGCATTCCGCAAGTCATAACAACAACAAGGAGAAACCGGGTGGCGAAGACCTTCAAGAACGGCATTTCATTGCATCGGCTGCTCGAGGGCGCGCCGCTGGCGGCAGTGGAGACATTTCTGGAGACTGCCGACAAGGGAGAATACGCTGCCATCTTTTCCGGATTACCATGGCAGGGCGCCGGCGAGGATACGGGTAACGCCTCCCTCCGCGCACAACTCATCGAACTTGGCAACGAACTCCAAGCTAATGCTGCCGTTCCACTGGATCGCCACGCACAACGGATCCTGACCCTTGCCGAAGGTCGTGGTGTCGAACCCGTCAACCGGGTTGCGAAGAAACTATTCGAACAAGCGCATATCGATGCGTTTGACGCGCAACTCGACGATCTCGGGCGCAGCCTGTGGCTGTACCAACACGAACCCGCAATGTTCGACGAAGCCGAAAGCCTCTTCTACGCCGACCATTACCGCAATTTTGGTGGAATGTACGAGGCCTTCGAACTCGACGCCGACACAGAGGTGGCTTTCGTCTGGAACGACAGCGTCAAACAGGCACTGGAAGCCCAGATCCAGGAGCACCTCGAACTGACCGGGCGCTGCACGGTGACCCACCTGCAGGTAACCGGCAACGATCAGGCGGGAAAGGAACAGCAGCAGCATCTGGTCATCGTTCGCCATGGCGGGCCGTTGTCCAGCGTAGCCGAGTTTCGGGAGGTCGATGGCAGTCGGGCGGAGCGCTACTACCGTCCGCTGAACGAAGCGACCTTGCTGTTCTCGCCGGACGAGGGGGTTCTAGAAGTGTTCTCCGCCAGCCCGAGTGTGCGCCAGCAAGTGGCCACCTGCTTCGCAGAAGTAGGTCTCAAGATCGATTTGTCGGTCAGGCCGCTGACGCTCAAGCAGTACAACTTCAAGCGCTTCCTCACCTCGCTGAACCTGAGCACACCCGCGATCGCCGGGTTCGACATCGAGCGGGCCGCCGTGGTGGACGTCGAAGTTCGCCCGGACAACCCCAAACATCGCGCTGGCCTCAAGGTCAGCATCAGCGACGATATCGAGGAAGTGGCCGAGGCGTTGTTCGGCAAGGATCACTTGTTCAAGCGGGCCACCAGCATGGCACGCATCGTCATCGCCGTGCGTTACACCCAGTACGGCACCAAGAAAAGCAAAACGCTCAACATCACCCTTTCGGAACCGAATCGATGCAATCTGCGCAGCAACCGGGATCCGGTACAGCGAGAGTTGGGTTACGCACTGCTGACGGCCTGGAGCGTCCTGCATCAGGTGAAACCCCTCACGCCGGTTCAAGAAAACGCTTTGTTTCCGGCACTGCTGCAGTTGTTTGACCAGACCAAAAAGGAAGTGCCAGGACATTTCTTCCTCACGCGCGGACTCGATACCGAGGCACTGCTAGATGGTGGCTTCATCGAACCCCGTAGCCGCTACGTCAGCTTATTGCTGGAAGAAGAGGGCACCACTCACGAGGTCACGGTGCGTTCGGCAGGTAAGCCCGGCGTGATCGCCTACGAGCATCCGAAGGACGGAAGCACCGTCGAATTGCCTGCATCGGCTGCCGACAAGTACGCGATCAGGCGCGACTGGCTTGATGAAATCGTTCTCAAGCGGCTCAAGGCCCCCATGGTCAGCGCCGGGCTGACCAAACTCGACGAGAACCTGACCTACCTCGGCGCAATCAAGCTTGGAGCCGACGTGGTGCCTTGCTACCTGGCTCGTGATCTCCGGTCGCCGACTACACTGCAGCGTCTCGACATCCTGATGCGTGCCCAAAGCGACAAAGGCGTCGGCCTGGTGCTCTCGGCGGGTCGAGATCACCCCTTGTGCCTGGGCCCGAACGTCATCGCAGCGGTGGCCGATCACCTGGCCGGCAGTGACCACCAGTCGTCGCTCGACATCGACCGGCTGGCCAGCGTCTTCACGCAGGGCAAGCAACTGGCGCGCGGTGGGATGGTCGTGGCTCTGGTCAAGACGGACAACTACAGCGCGACACTCTACATCCCCGGAAAGCCATCGCTCGCGTTGGCCGGTGTCAAGGCGATCGGCTTTTTCCAGGCGCTGGTCGATGCCTATCACAAGGGATCGCCAGCCGTGCCCACCAAGCAGTTGATGGATGCTGCCGGCTCTTCCTCGCCCAGCCCGCGCCAACTGTTGGGCAATGACCTCTGGTCGTCTGTCGAGGGTGTCTACGTGGGCTTTCCGCCCGGAGTTAAGCGAGGCAGCTACCAGTTGCTGGTGTAGATCAGCCCGGTTACATCCAACATTCATTCAGCAGGCCGCCTTGAGCGGCCTTTTTTGTGCCTGTGTTCGGCAGGGAAGCTGGGGCATAGCGCCATCTCACTTACGTCTCAATTAACGGCGTAGAGCGTCTCACGTCGCGTGAGAAGAATGGGTAACTCCTCAACGAACAAGGAGTTACCTAGTGCAACACGATGATGCTTATTTTAAGTCTGCAATCACTGCGGCAGCCACCAGAGCATACCAGGCTGCGGTCCGCTTCGGCCTATCCAGCGCAGACCGTGAAGATCTCCACCAGGAACTGATGCTCGACCTGCTGGAGCACGCTGGGCGGTTCGACCCCAACAAAAGCAGTGCCGGGACCTTCACGGGCATGCTCTCAAAGCATCGGGCATCCGAGTTCCTGAAAAAACTGACGAAGGACCGTTCCCGTCTGAGCTTCTGCTCGGGAGGCGCAGCGAACGAGAGCGAGTCCGATGACCTCGATGCATTGTCTGTCGCCGACTCGGTCGTGCCCCAGTGGAGCGAAATCACCAACGGCTTTGACGAGATTCATGCCGCGCGGGATCTCGACCAGGCCCTCAGCCGGATGGACGACGAGCAGCGAACGCTGTTCGCCCTGCTCGTTGAGCATCAGGACGTGCCCAGCGCCTGCAAGGTGTCCGAGGTCTCCACCGCCACCTTTTATCGTCGCGTTGCTGACCTGCAGATGCATCTGCGCATGTTTGGCATCAAGGCGACCGCCTGATCGCCGCCCCTCACCCCCCTGAGAAAAACTCCCCGGTCCCCCGGTAAAAACATTCAGAACCCGCAGCTTTGATGCCGCGGCCCACTGACGGAGATTTGATGAACGCCTTTGACCCCACCGCTGTGTTGTCCCAAAACGTGCAGAGCCTCCTGGCGGCCGTTTGCGAAAGGCCGGTATACCTGCCCGCCAAGCCACTCACCGAAGCCGCGCTGTGCGACTGGATCGCCCAGGCCCTTCCCGGCGAGCGCCTCCAGTACCACCAAGGCCTGCTGCTCCAGGATCGCTCCGACGCCAACAGCCCCTATCCGCCCAAGGAGCGGCTGCGCATCCATGCCGTGGCCAAGCGCGCCTGGCACGCCTGCGAACTCGGCCTGGTGCATCTGGTGAGTGAGCGCGTCGAGCCCTTCGTCTTCCGCTACTTCGCCGAGCGCGCCCGCATGACCCCAGAAGCCTCACAGGTCCGCAAGCAGCTAGGCACACCGGCGCACTGAACACCCCCTCGCTTATCACTCCAGGAGAAACCCCATGGCCATCTCGCTTTCCCAACTCACCCGCATCAGCACGCCCAAGCCGCCACGGATCCTGATCCACGGCGTCGCCGGCGTCGGTAAAACCACCTTCGCCGCCGGCGCCAGCAATCCGGTCTTCATCCAGACCGAAGACGGTCTCGGCACGATCGAGGCTAGCCACTTCCCGATCGCACGCTCCTTTGAGGACGTCATCGAGTGCCTGGTCACCCTCTACAACGAAGAACACGACTTCAAGACCGCCATTATCGACAGCGCCGACTGGCTGGAACCGCTGATCTGGGCGAAGACCTGCAAGGAATTCGGCTGGAAGGATCTGGAAGCACCGGGCTATGGCAAAGGGTATCTGGCCACCATGGAGTTCTGGCGCCAGTACCTCGACGGCCTGAACGCCCTGCGCGACGAGCGCGGCATGACCATCGTGCAGATCGCTCATACCGACATCAAGCGTTTCGATAGTCCCGAGCACGACCCCTACGACCGCTACGTGATCAAGCTGCACACCCGCGCCGCGGCCTTGCTGCAGGAGCACGCCGACATCGTGCTGTTCGCCAACTACCGCATCAGCACCATCAAGGCCGATGTCGGCTTCAACAAGAAGGTCAATCGCGCGCTCGGTTCCGGCGAACGCGTCATCCACACCGCCGAACGCCCCGCCTTCCTGGCCAAGAACCGCTACGGCCTGCCCGACACCCTGCCGCTCGACTGGTCGGCGTTCGCGCAGGCGATGCCGGAAAGCCTGCAGACCGCCCTCATCGCTTACTGAATTTCCATTTCCAAACGCAAAGGAGAAACACCATGGCTTCATTCGGACACACCTTCGACGCTTCCACTGTCGAACCCACCACCCCCTTCGAAGTCTTCCCACCGGGCAAGTACCGAGTGCAACTCGTCGCCAGCGAAATGCGTCCGACCAAGGACGGCCTGGGGCAATACCTGCTCCTCGAACTCGATGTGCTCGAAGGACCGTTCGCCGGGCGCAAGCTCTTCGACCGCCTCAACCTCGTCAATGGCAACCCCGATGCCGTGCTGATGGCACAGCGCAGCCTGTCGGCCCTGTGCCGCGCCGCCGGCAAGATGCAGGTCAGCAACAGCGAGCAGTTGCACCTGATCCCGATCCAGGTCGACGTCAAGGTGCGGCCGCCCAAGGGGCAGTACGGTGAGAGCAACTCGATCCGTTACCTGTCGGGCAGTGATACGCGGCCTTCGCCATCGCCTGCGCCCGTCCCTGCCGCCCCGACTGGCCTGGCCCGCCCGGCAAGCCCTGCGGCCACCGGCACGCTCCCCTGGAAGCGTCAAGGCTGACCCCATGCCGGCTCCAGACTCCCTTCCCTTGCCGAACAGCGCGCCCGCCTGTCGCGAGCGCCTGGTCGAGCTACAGGGCGAGATCGCCTCGATCAAGACCCAGATCGCCACGGCAGACATCGCCCGCCAGGCCCGGCGCGGCGCCCTCGATCCCCAGGGCTTCCATCGGGCCAGGACAGCGCTGCGCTTCAAGCAACAGGAGATCGCCCGGGTGTCGGCGCATCTGGCCGCGCTCTTGGGCGATCTCCCGCGGGAGCGCTTCAAGGACACGCTGATCGACGTGCTGCGCGAGCACCTCCCGGACGACGCCTGGCAATCCGCCCTGGCGGTCGCCCGCGAGCGGCAAGATCGGGAGGTTGATCATGGCTGACCTGCCGCTCGTCGTCAGTCCGACCCGCGAGGCAATCTTCGCCGCCTACGAGGCCGACGCCCCCCAGGGCTTCCGACTCCACCTCGGCGCCTCGCTAATCGGCAAACCCTGCGAGCGGTCGCTGTGGTACGACTTTCGCTGGACCACCGCCGCCGCACATCCGGGCCGACTGCTGCGACTCTTCGAAACCGGGCAACTGGAGGAAGCCCGGATCGTGCGCAACCTGCGGCGCACCGGCGCCACCGTCCTCGAAGTCGATCCCGAGACCGGGCGGCAGTGGCGCGTCGAGGCGCACGGCGGCCACTTCGGCGGGTCGCTCGACGGCGTTGCGCTCAACCTGCTCGAAGCGCCCAGGACCTGGCATGTGCTGGAGTTCAAGACGCATGCCTCGAAGAGTTTCGTCGCACTCGTCGCCCAGGGCGTGCGCCAGGCCAAGCCACAGCACTTCGCGCAGATGCAGATCTACCTGCGGCTCACCACCCTGACGCGGGCCCTGTACCTCGCGGTGAACAAGAACAACGACGACCTCTACGTCGAACGTGTGGCACTCGATGCCGACTACGCCGATCGCCTCTTGGCCAAGGCCGGCCGCATCCTCTTCGCCGCCCGCCCGCTCGACCGGGTCAGCGAGGATCCGGCGGGGTACGCGTGCCGGATGTGCGACCACGCCGCGGTCTGCCGGGGTGAAGCCGCGGCGGCGGTGAACTGCCGGACCTGCCTGGCTTCAACACCGGTCGAGGGCGGCTGGTGGTGTGAACGCCACGAGCGGGCCTTGTCCGAGGCCGACCAGCGCGCCGGCTGCGACCAGCATCTCTATGTCCCTGACCTGGTACCCGGCGAGCAGATCGACGCCGGCACCGACTGGGTCAGCTATCAATTTCCCGATGGCGGCGTCTGGTGTGACCACGGCCGCTACAAATTCCAGGAGTGTTCCCCATGACCCTGACCCTGCGACCGTATCAACAAGCCGCCATCGACGGCATCTACCACTACTTCGACGGGGATACCGGTAACCCGCTCATTATCATCCCGACCGCCGGCGGCAAGTCCCTCGTGATGGCCCGCTTCATCGAAGGCGTCCTGAAAGCGTTTCCGGACCAGCGCATCCTGGTGGTGACGCATGTGCGCGAACTGATCGAACAGAACCACGGCGAACTGATCCGGCTCTGGCCCGAGGCGCCGGCCGGCATCTACTCGGCAGGACTCAAGCAGCGCAACATTTCCGCGCGCATCCTGTTCGCCGGCATCCAGTCGATTCACAAGCGCGTCTACGACGTGCAGCAGTGCGACCTGGTGCTGATCGACGAGGCGCATCTGATTCCGCGCTCGTCGAACACCCTGTACCGGCGCTTCCTCGACGGACTTAAGCGGCTCAACCCGCTGCTCAAGGTGATCGGTTTCACTGCTACCCCGTATCGCCTGGACTCCGGCTTGCTGCATGGGGGCGACGGCGCGATCTTCACCGACATCGCCTTTGAAGTCTCGGTGCGCGAACTGATCGACCAGGGCTACCTGTCGCCGCTGGTGTCCAAGCGCATGGCCACCCAACTCGATGTCCAGGGCGTCGGCACCCGCGGCGGCGAGTTTATCGCGCGCGACTTGCATGCCGCCGTCGATCGGGACGCGATTACCCAGGCGGCGGTGGCCGAGATCGTCGCCTACGGTGAGTCCCGCCGCTCGTGGCTGGTGTTCTGCTCTGGCGTCGAGCACGCGCGGCATGTGCGCGACGCGATCCGGGCGCACGGCATCTCCTGCGAGACCATCGTCGGCGAGACGCCGAGCGCCGAGCGTGATGCCCTGATCGAGGGCTTCAAGCACGGCGCAATCCGCTGCCTGACCAACGCCAACGTGCTTACCACCGGCTTCAACGCCCCCGGCGTCGATCTGATCGCCATGCTGCGACCGACGAAGTCGGCGGGGCTGTACGTGCAGATCGTCGGTCGTGGCTGCCGTCTGGCGCCGGGCAAGAACGACTGCCTGATTCTGGACTTCGCCGGCAACATCGCCCGGCACGGTCCGATCGACGCGATCCAGCCGAAACGGCCCGGCGAGGGCGATGGCGAGGCGCCGGTCAAGGTCTGCCCGGACTGCGCCAGCCTTGTTCACGCGGCAGCGCGGGTCTGTCCCGACTGCGGACACGTGTTTCCGCCACCCGAGCCGAAGATCGAGGCCCAAGCCAGCACGCTCGATGTGCTCTCCAGGGTCGGCAAGCCCGAGTGGGTGGAGGTGACCCAGGTGCGCTACACGCGCCACGAGAAGCCGGGCAAGCCGCCCTCGCTGCGCGTCGAGTACGGGTGCGGCCTGTCGGCGCATCACGAGTGGATCTGCGTCGAGCATGCCGGCTACCCCCGCCAGAAAGCGGCGACGTGGTGGGCGGCTCGGGCGCCCGGCACGCCCTTGCCGAGGAGTGTCGATGAAGCCCTTCAACACGTCTCAACCTTGCGGCGACCGGCGCAGATCGCGGTCCGCCCGAGCGGGCGCTACACCGAAGTCGTCGCGGTGCGGTTCTGATGCGCTGCGACATTTGCCGCCGCGAAGCCCGCGGCCTGGGTTACTCCCCCCGTCTGACCCGCGCGAACGGTCCCGATCTGTGGGCCTGCTCGATGCGGTGTCTGGACATCATCACGAGGTACAACGGAATGATTGATCCCAATGAACATGAAGCAGCCGCTCTTCGCCAGGCCAGTGCCGTAGGCGGCGCGTACATCGAATCGCTCGGGCGCAGCGATCTCGCCCAGTGGTCGGCGCAGGAATGGGCGACGCTGATCGACGTCGTAATCACGGCTTTCCAGGATCACTTGCAGGAAGCCTACACCCAAGATCCCCCGTTTTAAGGAGAAGCCATGACCGCTTCCAGTTTCATGGCGCAATTGGGCGCCAAACTCGTCGATGCCGGATTTCCGATCCTGCCCATCCAGCCGGGCACCAAGAAGCCGGGTGTCTTTCGTCGCGGGGTGTGGCGTGACTATCCGGCGTGGAATCGCCATTGCGAGCGCGACACCACCGACAACGAGATCGACGTCTGGGGCGACTGGCCGGATGCCGGCATTGGCATCGCGGCCGGCCGGGTGATCGGCATCGACATCGATGTGCTCGCCGATCCGCATTTGGCCAAGCGCATCGAGGTGCTGGCCCGCGAGCTGCTCGGCGACACCCCGGCGTTGCGGATCGGGCGAGCCCCCAAGCGCCTCCTGGTCTATCGCGCTGATCAACCGTTCAAGGGCTTCAAGCGGCCGCCGATCGAGGTGCTCGGCCTGGGCCAGCAGTTCATTGCCTACGGCATCCACCCGGACACCGGGCAGCCCTACGACTGGCCGCTGGAGAGCCTGGCCGAGATCGCGATTGATGACCTACCGACGATCAACGAGGCGCAGGCGCACGCCTTCGCGGACGCCGCAATCGCCCTGGTGCCGCCGGAGATGCGGCCGGCTCGGCTGCTGCAACCTGGAGGCAGAGATCACTCCGCGGGGCCTGGTGGGGAGCAGCGTGGCACGCTCGAGGCGGTGACCGCGGCACTGCGCTTCATTGCCAACGATGACCTCGACTACGACAGTTGGGTGCGCATCGGCCTGGCGATCAAGGGTGCGCTGGGCGACGACGGCTGGCCGCTGTTCGAGGCCTGGTCAGGGCAGGCGCCAAAGCATGTGCCCGAGACGACGGTCAAGGCCTGGCAAGGCCTGAAGCCCACCCGCATCGGCGCCGGCACGCTCTACCAACTGGCGTTCAAGGCAGGGTGGGAACCGGCATCAACGCTGCAACTCAACGGTGCGCTGGTGATGAACGGCGCCCATCCCGCGAAGGAGTTTCTCGAAATGCTTGACAGCACTAAACCGATGCTCGGTCCCGTGACGGTAGCCCACAAGAAGGTCGCGCCAAAGCTGCCTCAGCCGACATTGATGCCATCTGGTTGGCATCAGGTCGGGGGGGTTATTGCCGACATGATGCAGCTGATGGATCGTAGCGCGAAGCGTTCGCAGCCTGTACTTGCGCTGGGAGCGTCCCTGGCCGCCGTCGGCGCGCTGATGGGGCGCAAGTACCGCACGGCGAGCAACATCCGTTCGAACCTCTACGTCGTCGGGGTTGCCGAGAGTGGCGCCGGCAAGAACAATAGCCGGCTGGTGATCAACGAACTCCTTCGCCGAGCCGGGCTGCTGCAGTACCTCGGCGGCAACAAGATCGCCTCGGGTTCGGGGCTGCTCAATGCGTTGTCTCGGCAGCCTTCGCCGCTGTTTCAACTCGATGAATTCGGTATGTTCCTGTCGGCGGCTGTCGACCGCAAACGCTCGCCGCGCTATGTCTGCGAGATCCTCGATCTGCTCACCGAGCTCTACACGACCTCGGGCACGACGTACTTCGGCATCGAGTATGCGCAGAGCCAGGCAGATGCAGCGCATCGGGCGATTCATCAACCCTGTGTGTGCGTCTACGGCACGACGACGCCGGTGCACTTCTGGCAGGCGCTGCAGGCAGCCAACGTCGCTGATGGTTCACTGGCGCGCTTCCTGATCCTGCAGAGCGAGCAGGACTTTCCGGACAGCAACAAGGACTTCGGCACCATCGATCCGCCGCAGGGGTTGATTGATCGCCTGTTGCTGATCCATCAGGGCGGGGGCAAGTTGTCGGGCAACCTCAGCGATATCGGTGGCGTGGATCAGGTGTCGCCGACACCCCGCGTGGTGCCCATGAGTGACAAGGCCAAGGCCGCATTCAAGGTGCTCGACCGCGACCTGCTGAACGACCTGCGCGCCTCGCACGGCAGCGGTTTCGCGTCGATCCTGGCGCGCATCGAGGAGAACGCCACCAAGCTCGCGCTGATCCGCGCGGTGTCGCGCGATGCGGTGGATCCGCAGATCCAGGAAGAGGACGCTGAGTGGGGCATTCTGATCGCACGGCATTGTGCCAATCAGACGATTCGTGAAGCGTCGATGCGGGTTTCGGAGAACGTCATCGAGTCGAATCACAAGCGCGCGCTCCTGATCCTTCAAGACGCGGCGCCTGAGGGGATGACCCGGAGCGAGTTTACGCGCCGTACGCAGTTCATGGATGGCCGTCAGCGCGACAGCGTGCTGCAAACGCTGCTGGACGCACAGTTCATCGAGGTCGCCATGATTCAAGGAACCCGACGTCCAACGCAAGTAATAAAACCTATTACAAACAATGCGTTATATGGTGACATGGATTAACTTCAATTTTTATAATTTCAAACTTCACATACCCTGTGTACACACATACACATCGTCTCGCGCGCGAAACCCGGAGAGAAGGAGAAAAAAACAGGATATATATTGAAAGAAATAAATATTGATATATATACCTATCTCTCTCCAGGGGCACTCCATTGAAGGAATGAAGTATTGAAGTAATTGCCGTAGCCCCGTTTTTGCTCTGACCCGTACCCGATCCCGATCGGGCATGAGGGAGCGCCGAAGACCCTGACCCGGTCGCGTGCCGCTCCTCCAGGCCGCCACTCGCCTCTTGGAGGAACTGCACATGTGTCACCATTCCATCCCCCCGCCAGCGGCCTCTGCGGCCGTCGTAGAAGCCCTGCACGGCGCCGTGCTTGCGCTCGATCTCGGCCAGCACACCGGCTGGGCCCTGGCCCATCCGCGCGGTCCCATCATCTCGGGCACCGAGCGCTTCAAAGCCGGACGCTTCGAGGGCGGCGGCATGCCGCTGCTGCGCTTCGTCGCCTGGCTTGGCGAACTGCACCTCAAGGCCAGTCCGCTGACCGCCGTCGTGTTCGAGGAAGTCCGCGCGCACCGGGGCACAGCCGCAGCCCACACCTACGGCGCCTTCCTCGGGCAGCTCACGGCGTGGTGCGAGCTTCACCACGTGCCCTATCAGGGCGTGCCGGTGGGGACGATCAAGAAGCACGCCACCGGACGTGGCAACGCCGGCAAGGACGCGGTGATCGCCGCGATGCGCCACCGAGGTTTCCACCCCGTCGACGACAACGAAGCGGACGCGCTGGCGATCCTGCAGTGGGCGCTGGAAGGCGGTGTGCGATGA